AATTAGAAGCTGGTGAAACTATGGAAGATGAAGAAGAAAAAGAAGAAGAAGAGGAAAAAGAAGAAGAAGAGGTTGAAGAAATCGATGAAGAAATTAATCTTGATGAGATTCTATCTGAAGAATCAGTTGAAGAAGAAGTTTCTTTAGATGAACTTTTAGCTGAACTTGAAGAAGGTGAAAAAGAAGAGGAAAAAGAAGAAGTAAAAGAAGCTGAACTAGAAGAAGCTTATTCTACTATCAAAACTCTTAAATCTGAACTTCAAGAAATTAATCTTTTGAATGCTAAACTTCTTTACACTAACAAAATCTTCCGTAACAAATCATTAACTGAATCACAGAAGGTTAAAGTGTTAGAGGCGTTTGATAAAGCTACATCTAAGAAAGAAGCTCAATTAGTTTATGAAACTCTATTAGAAAATTTAAAAGTAAATACTGCTAAAGTTTCTATTAAAGAATCATTAGGTTCAGCTTCCAAAGTATTAGGTAGTGCTCAATCAAAACCTATTATTGAAAATGATGCTTTCGCACGTATGCGTGAGTTAGCAGGTTTAAAAAAGTAAAAATTAATTAAAAACAAAAAACAAAACAAAAAATGAGTGCAATTCAATCATTACTCGAATCAGCTAACCCCTGGAAATCACTTCAAAGTGATGCTTCTAAGTTAGCAAACAAGTGGTCTAAAACAGGCCTACTTGAAGGCTTTGGTTCAGAAGTTGAGCGCAATAACATGGCGATCATTCTTGAAAACCAAGCAAAACAATTAGTAGTAGAATCTAGTACAACTGGTGCTTCTCCTAACGCAGGTTACTTTACTGTAGGCCAATCTGAAAACTGGGCAGGTATTGCTCTTCCATTAGTACGTAAAGTATTTGGACAGATTGCTGCTAAAGAATTCGTTTCTGTACAGCCAATGAATCTACCTTCAGGTCTAGTATTTTTCCTAGATTTCCAATATGGAACTGCTAAAAATCCATTTGCTTCTGGAGATTCTCTTTACGGTACTCGTAGTACATCTGGTCGTTTCCCATTCCAAACAACTGACACAACTGGTGGTTTGTATGGTGCAGGCCGTTTTGCTTACTCTACTAACCAATTCTCTAGCTCAGTACTAGGATTACTTTCTGGTTCAACTGCTGCTCCAGCTAATGCTTCTACTGGTAGTATTACTGCTGCAACTTGGGCTGATGTAAATTATGATTCTGCTTTATCTGCTTCTGCAGCTGCTGGTAGAATTTTAAAAGCTACTATTTCTGCTTCTGCTATGTCTAGCTATGATTTAGAAGGAGTTCGTGCTTTTGTACTAGTATCTGGTTCAGCTACAACTGAAGCTGGTGTGTCTCCAATCAACGTAGCAAATTCTTTACCTGCATTTACTACTTTAGATTACACTAACCAACGTGTTTCTTTCTTCTTCACTGCTTCTGGTGCTTCTATCGCATCTACTGGTTCTTACACAGTATTTTATAATAAAGAAACAGCTGATAATAATCGTGGTGATTTCGAAGATACATCTGCTACTTCATTCTCAGTTCCAAACGCTGAAAGTGCAAGTACAATTGTAATCCCTGAAATCAACATCAAGATGCAATCTCAAGCTATTACTGCTAAAACCAAGAAATTGAAAGCAGTATGGACTCCTGAATTTGCTCAAGATTTGAACGCTTATCAGAATATCGATGCTGAAGCTGAATTAACTAACGTAATGAGCGAGTATATTTCTATGGAAATTGACCTCGAAATCCTTGATATGTTGATTGAAGATGCTGCTGCTGCTACTGAATACTGGAGTGCTGTTAATAACACTACTCTAAATGCAGGTGGTACAGATTTCACAGCTAGCTTAGGTTTCTACAATACTCAGGGCCAGTGGTTCCAAACTCTTGGTACTAAGATGCAGAAAGTATCTAATAAGATTCACCAATTAACCCTTCGTGGTGGTGCAAACTTCTTAGTATGTTCTCCAACAGTTGCTACTGTTCTTGAATCTATCCCTGGATTTGCTACTAACTCTAACGGAGACGCAGCTAATATGGAATATGCAATGGGAGTTCAGAAAGTAGGTCAAATCAATAACCGTTACACAGTTTATAAGAATCCTTATATGACTGAGAACGTGATTTTGATGGGCTTCCGTGGTAAACAGTTCCTTGAAACTGGTGCTGTTTTCGCTCCATATATTCCGTTGATCATGACTCCTCTTGTGTACGATCCAAATACCTTCACTCCACGTAAAGGTTTGATGACTCGTTACGCTAAGAAGATGTTGCGTCCTGAATTCTATGGTAAGATTTATGTAAGTGGTTTGAATACCCTTTAATAAATTGATAGAGTCATAAAAAGAAAGCCGAGCTTAGCTCGGCTTTTTTTATTTCCACTAAAGTTACTTGGATATCTAGTCTATACTTAGTATATTATACTATAGTTATAATAAAAATAATATGAAAGAAACTCCTTCACAATTATCTATACCTAGTTATGTAATGAATTTTCCATTTTCATTATCAACTGAAGATCCAAATAATATTTGGATGAAAGAATTATCACCTGAAGAACTTAAAGTAAATAGACCTAGAGCATATAAACAATTTATGGATTTATATAATTTTATGGCTGGTTCTTCATTAGTTTATTTATTACCTAGTGCTGGAGATTATCAAGATCAAGTATATGTAGCTAATTTAGGTATTCAATTACCACATTTAGATAATACTATTTTATTATCAAATTATACCTCTGAACCTAGAAGGGGTGAAGAATGGGTTGGTAAACACTTTTTTGAATTAATGAATTATGAAACATATATTACACCTAATAAATGGGAAGGTGAAGCAGATTTAAAATATTTAAGAGATAATGTTTATATAGGAGGATATGGAATACGCTCAGAAATTGAAACATATAATTGGATGATTGAACAATTTAGTATGAATATTGTTAAATTAAGAATGGTAGATGAATATCTATATCACCTAGATTGCTCAATATTCCCTATTAATAATTATGAAACAATGATTTGCACAGAATTATATGATCCAGGTGAAATTAAATTGTTAGAAGAATATACTGATATTATTGATATTAATGTAGATGACGCTTATAGTGGAATTACAAATTCAGTAAGAATGGGTAATATGATTTTATGTGCTTCAAATATATCTGAATTAAAAAAAGGTACTGAATTATATGACTATGAAAAACATAAAATTGAAACTTTAGAAAAAATATGTTCTGATAAAGGAATGGAACCAATATTATTTAACTTATCAGAATTCATGAAATCTGGAGCTATGTTATCGTGTTGTGTTATGCATTTGAATAGGGTTGATCAAAATAAACAATTAATTTAATGGCTAAAACTTTAGAAAAATGGATTAATACTGATGTTGCTAAAGCAGAAAAATTAGGTATTACCAAGTTATCGACTGAGTTCTTTTTTAGAGACCCACCTCGTCCAAATTTTATAGATCATGAACATTTTTACTCACCAGCAGATGGAGTAATTTTATATCAAAAATTTATTAAAGATCCTAAAGATCCTGTAATTGAAATTAAAGGTATAGATTATACTTTACAAGATGTTATGGGTGATTCCGATTATAATACACCTTCATTGGTTATAGGTGTTTTTATGTCATTTTATGATGTTCACATAAATAGAGTACCCTATGGTGGAGTCATTCGTTATAAACGTTTAGAACCAATTGAATCAACAAATAAACCTATGTTGGCGATTGAAAAAGATATTTTAAATAGAACTGTTAATCCAAATAATTTAGAATATTTAAAGTATAATGAACGAATGTTAAATACATTTTATTCACCTTCTTTAGATTATACTTATCATGTTTTACAAATAGCAGATGAAGATGTTAATGTTATAGCTCCATTTGCTCCTGATCAAAACCATTTATTTGCTCAAAATGAACGTTTTAGTTTAATTAGATGGGGTTCTCAATGTGATTTAGTATTACCTTTAGATGATAGATTTGAATTTGAACTTTGTCAAAATGACCATATGCATGTTGAAGCAGGTTTAGATTCATTAGTTAAAATAAAATTTAACTAATATTTATTAACAAAACGTTTTATGTCTCAAAATAATGAAGAGGTTTTTACTAACAAGAAAAAACCAAAAGGTCCTATAAAGTTTAAATTAGATTTAAACGAGGAACAAAAAGAAGCAAAACAAATAATCCTTACAAACCCAGTAACTTTAGTTAGAGGAATGGCAGGTTCAGGTAAAACATTACTTGCTTGTCAAATAGCTTTGGATTTGGTTTTTAAAAAGGAAATGGAAAAAATTATAATAACTAGACCTACTGTATCAAAAGAAGAAATTGGATTTTTACCAGGTGATTTAAAAGAAAAAATGGATCCTTGGTTAGCTCCAATTTATGCAAATCTTTATATGTTATATGATAAAGAAAAAATAGATAAAATGGTTGAAGAAAATCAAATTGAAATTGTTCCATTTGCATTTATGAGAGGTAGAACGTTTCCTAATGCGTTTGTAATTGTTGATGAATGTCAAAATATTACTCATCAACAAACTGAAATGATGTTAGGTCGTTTAGGTAAAGGTGGTAAAATAGTATTCTGTGGAGATTTATCTCAAGTTGATTTAAAAAGCAAAAAAGATTCAGGTATTAGTTTTTTTAATAGATTAGAAGAACGAATTAAAGGTGTAAGAATTATTATTTTAAAGAAAAATCATCGACACGAAATTGTAGAAGAAATTCTTAAAGTATACGAAGAATTTAAGGACTAATCATTGTCTTGGCAATATGTATAGCCATGACACGATACACTGCCCCTGAACTAAAAACTGAGTTTGTAAAACATAATTACACTTGGTTACCATTTATGTTAGTTGGAATCCGTTCCAAAGCTAACATTCCTAATGAGTTTGATGATTTATTAGGAGTTGTAAAAAATGATAAAGTATCATGGTTTACAGCTACTACTAATCCTGGTACTCATTGGTTAAAAAATTTATTAAATCCTAAAGGGACAGCCCTATTAAAACCTGGTCAATATATTGATACTTGGGTTATAGGTAAACACCAAGGCAAATATGAAGCTTTAACCCAAGCAAAACCAGTAACAGTTTATAGAGATAAAGATCTAGATGCTATTGCTGAAGAAACAGCTACATTAGATACAGGTTTATTTGGAATTAATATCCATAGAGCAAATGAAAAAGCTATCTCCAAATTTGTAGATAAATGGTCAGCAGGATGTCAAGTCCTAAACAACCCTGCTGATTTTAAAGAGTTATTGGCTTTATGTAAACTATCAGGACTTAAATCTTTTACTTACACACTTTTAAATGAATTTTAACATGAAAAAATTTTTTCACGATTTGTTCAATGATGACAACAGTATTAATGAGAAATCTGTTGTTGGATTTATAGCATTTTTTATGCTAATAGTTACCCTAACTTGTGATATTATCACTGGTTTTATGGGTAAAGTAATGCCTATCCATGAATTTGTTTTTGACGGATTTATGATTATCACTTTAGGTGCTTTTGGAATAGCATCTATTGATAAATGGATTAATAGAAGTAAACCCTCAGATAAAGGAGAAGAAAAAACTGAAGAATAATGGATTCAACACACGTAACTAACTTTGGAGTATTTGAGAACCTAACGCAATATGGTGCGTTAGGTCTCATTGTACTTGCTCTAGGAGCAGTAGCTTGGTATATGTTTAAACGTATTGTAGCTGAAAAAGATCGCTTACAAGCTAAAGTAGAAGAATTAGAAAAAGAACTTCGTAATAAATAAATAAAATGATACTTTTACAATCATTTGGAGTATTTGATACTCTTACCCAATATGGGGCTCTTGGTGTAATTACTTTAGGATTAGGAGCTGCACTTTGGTTTTTATTAAAAAGACAAATTGCTTCTGAAGATCGTTTGAAAAATAGAGTTGATGAACTTGAAAAAGAAATCAAAGAATATATTCGTAGCGATCGTGATCAATTAAAAAGTGTAGTTGATAATAATACACGAGCAGTAGAAAATTTTAGAGAAATTCTTTTGACTAAAAAATCAAAATAATGAAAAAAAAGTTTTTACTTCCTATAGTTTTACTAGCAGTTATCATATTAGTTCTTTTTAATGTTTTTAATGCTGGTGATAAACATGTTACTGTAGTTAAAGATAATGAAAATTTAGTAGCTGAGAATGGACAATTGAAAACAGAAAATGGTAAATTAAAATCTGAAAATTCTCAATTAAAAGAAATAAATAATAAATTATCTTCATCTTTAATATCTATAAAAGATAGTGTTAAATCTACCATTAAACAATCTCAAGGAATATTACCTAAAGCTATTATAAAAATAGAAAAAGAAATTAATGCTGAATTAGGTTGGTGTACTCCTGATATGGCTTATAGTTTATTAGAAGAAAAACTAGGTAAAATCCCTTCAAAAGAAGAATATAAAGAAACTTTATTAGATTTATTAGATAAAGATATGCTTTATTTTCCTGGTAACCCTGATCCTTATGTTAAGGGAAAAAAAGTTTCAAAATCTAAAATTGATAAAATAATAAATAAAAATTAATCTTATCTTTTTACCTTTTTCCATATTTATAAAAGACAATTCCTAATTTAACATGGCTTCAACTCTTACTGTTAATATATCTGAAACGGTTACATTGGATAATGGTAACAGAATGGATACCTTTAATACGGTAAGCATTCCTAATGTTGGACAAATAGTAAGAAGAACAGACACTATAGTATCAGATTTTTCAGGTTCAGGAATAGAATTAGTAAAATTTGTTAATAGTGAAGCTGAACAAACTGCAGGTTCATTTGTAAAATCAGATGTAAAATATCTTAGATTTACTCATATTAGTGGCTCAGCAAACGTATCTCTTTATTTGATTAAAACAAATGATGAAAGTACAATTTTTGATCTTGAGCCTGGAAAATCATTAATGTTTGGTAATGCTGAATTTGATGCAAGTCAAGCAGGAGATTATGTAGTTGAAGGATATGTGGATCCTCTTTATTATATTGATTTAGTTTTTTATGATACTATAAAAGCAAAAGCAGTTTCCTCTTCTGTAAAATTAGAATATGTTATCGCCTCTTCTTAATATTTATAAATGATATAACAGACATTACACAATGGGACTAACGCTTAGACAAACTAAAGGATCAGCTTTAACAATTCAAGAATTAGACGCTAATTTTGAATATTTTACTGGTTCACATTCAGTTACAGGATCTGTAGCTATATCAGGATCTCAACAAATTATAGGTTCAGTAGAAATTACTGGATCTTTAAATGTAGCAGGACCTGTTGGATCTTTAAATATTACAGGATCCATAAATGTATCTGGATCTCAAAATATTACTGGTCCGTTAACAGTCACCGGAAGTATAATTTCTGAAATATTCATTCATCCTCAATTATTAACAACAAATATAACAATACCTGCTGGATATAATGGATTATTAATAAGTCCTGTTAGTAATAGTGGATCAATAACAATTGGATTAGGATCAAATTTAATAATAATATAACATAACATAAAATCATGAGTACAATATTTGTAGACAACATTAACCCTTACGCAAGTAATGCTGTATTAATAAGCAGTTCACTATCCATTTCTGGATCTTTAACAATATCTTCTGGTTTGACTTTAAACGGAGGACTTACAGGTTCAGTAGAAGGTACAGCTAGTTTAGCACTTGTAGCTATCAGTGCATCATATGCTAGTAATGCATCATCTGCAGACAATGCACAAAGTGCTTCTTATGCATTAGATGCTGAAAACGCTGTATCTTCTGATATTGCTTTAAGTGCTTCATATGCTTTAACAGCATCATACGTTGAAAATGCTCAAACCGCATCTTATGTAGAAATAGCTCAAACTGCTTCATACGTAGAAAATGCACAAACTGCTTCATACGTAGAAAATGCACAAACTGCTTCATACGTAGAAAATGCTCAAACAGCAAGCTATGTTGAAACAGCTCAAACTGCATCTTATTATATAGCACCAACTGCTTCTTCAATTCCTGCAACCACGGTTCCTGAAGGATCTTTTACATTTGTAGATGATGGTGTTGGAAACTATTACATATGTGCTTATATAGGTGGAGGTTGGAAAACAGGTTCATTAGGAGCTTAATAAATATTATTTATTAAAATTTAAACTAACAAACTATGGCTTCAAGAATCCCTGTACCTAATCCACAAGCTCCAATTGATAATCCTGTTATAGATGGTACTTCTACATTTTCTGGAATAGTTAATGTCTCTGGATCTTTAAACCTTTCACAAGGAGCAAAAATTATCAATCCAATAACTAGATTAACACTTAATGGTACTGCTTCTTTATATTCAACCCCTCCATCAACTAATACAACAACTACTGCTAGTTACGGTATAAACAGAATTACTTCTGTAACCTCAACAAACTATTGTTGTCGTTTACCTAATCCTCCAGTTCAAGGAGCAACAATTACATTTATAAATGATGGTGGAGCTCCATTTTATGTATTTCCAAGTATGATTGGAGGAACAATAGATAATGTAAAAGATGGTTGGATACAAATTCCTAACAATGGTCAGGCAGTTACTCTTACTTGTACTCAAAACCCAAATCCCGGAGTATGGCAATCAATAACTCCTTCCTCTACTGGAGGTACTGTTTTTACTACAGATGTAATTTCAACTCCATTAGGAGCTAATAAAGTTTTAGCATTTGTAAATAACTCAGCATATGGAGTATCAAATTATTCTTCAGGATTAGGTGCATATAATGTTTTACCTAGCCCCCCACTTTTAGCTGGAGTAACCCCAGGACTTTCAGGAGGAGCATTTTCTCTTTTTTATCCAGGATCTGGACCTAATAGTGCTTGGGAATCAATTAATTCAATAACAATTAAAACAAATATTTCAGGAGGATTAAATGGTATTCAAAGTTTTAGAATCACAAAAGGATATACTGCTGGAGTTTATGAGGCCGGTACTCAAACATTAGCCTCAGGATATCAAGGTCAAACAGGTGTAATAATATATTCTGGATCTGTATATGAACCTTCATTTGATCAGTATGTTAATACTGTTATTCGACCATTTTATGAAAATATTGCTGAATTTAGTAGTTATACTCAAATAATAGGAGCAACTGCAGGGGTTGGGATAAATGGAGGATTTAATTCTAATGATTGGGTTAAAACAATCGTTCCTGGAACTTTTACTTCATCTAGTAATTCAAACCCATACACATCTGCTAATCCTGGAGATCCTGGTACTGCAATTTATACTTTAACTTTACCATGTTCTACTTACTCAAATTACACTCCAAATCTATTTAAAGCAATAGGACATTTTTATTTATGTACTTTTACAAAAACAGATCCTACTAGTGTATATTATGGACAATCTTTTGATTATTGGTACAGTAGTCATATAGGATTACAAATACAAGGACATCCAAGTATTTCTTATTCAAACTTAAAGATTCAAACAGAATATGATGTTACTTTAGCTTCATAACAAATTAAATAGATAAATTATGCCTCCAAGAATCAAAATACCTCTTATAAAATATCTTTTCAACCCTAATGTAGTTGGTACTTCTACATTTTCTGGATCTATAATTCTTACAGGTTCATTAATAGTAAGTAGCTCAGGTACAATGGCAAATATTGGTCCTGCAGCATTTAATGGTCCAGTGTTTATAACAGGGTCAGTAGCTCAAGGTTCTACATTATTCTTCCCAAAAGCTGTAGGAGGATCTTCACATGCTCAAGGTCGAGGTACCATAACAACTGCATTTGGCTCTCATGCCGAAGGTTACTTTACATCAGCCTCGGGTGAATTTTCTCATGCTGAAGGAAGAGATACTAAAACTGCCCAAGATTATTCACATGCTGAAGGGCGTTCTACTATTACTTTAGGATTTTATTCCCATGCTGAAGGTTACTTTACCTCAGCCTCAGGTGATTATTCACATGCTGAAGGTTCAGGTTCAAAAGCATCAGGAATAGCTTCTCATGCTGAAGGACGTAGCACTATGGCAAAAGGTGATTATTCACATGCTGAAGGACGTGGAGCTATAGCATCGGGTTCTGATTCACATGCTGAAGGTTATGATACTATAGCATTAGGTAGTGTCTCTCATGCTGAAGGTAGGGGTACATTAGCAAGTGGTATAGGATCACATGCTGAAGGACAATCTACAACAGCATCAGCAGCATATTCACATGCTGAAGGAAGTAATACTTGGGCATATTCTCAAAACTCTCATGCTGAAGGCAATACTACTATAGCTGCAGGAAACTATTCACACGCTGAAGGTGAATTATCTCAAACATATGGAAACAGTTCACATGCTGAAGGATATTCTGTAACTGCTTCTGGTAATTATTCACATGCTGAAGGTGAAAATACTTGGACTTTAGGAGTTGGTTCACATGCTGAAGGAAAACAATCCCAAGCTGTAGGAGATTATTCACATGCTGAAGGTCAAAACACTCAAGCTATAGGTAATTATTCTTTAGCTATAGGAAGAAATACTATAGCATCTGGTTCTCATGCATTTGCTGCCGGTAATGGATCTATAAGCAAAGGATCTTATGCCTTTACAGCTGGTATAAATGTAGTAGCGGATGCTACTTTACATCATCAAACTGTTATAGGTCAATATAATTATGAAAGCAAAAATCCATATTTTATTGTAGGTACAGGTACTAACGGTCTTAACCCTAAAAACGCATTTACAGTAACTATAAATGATACTATAACAGTAGCAACTCAATCTGCCGCTCCAGTATATGTTGGAGAAGAAGGAGAAATAGTTCCCGTATTAAAAGGTTCAACAGCTTATATTTATGCTTATGTTGGTGGTGCTTGGAGAAGTGCTTCATTAGCTTAATTAAAAAAAACGTTTAAAAATTAGACCCATCAATAGATGGGTCTTTTTATTTCAACGCAATTTGGAATAGTTTAAAATGTTTTTTATATTTATAACATATGTCTACTAGAGTTCCATTCACCTGGGGTAACGCAAATTTTGCTTATAATACAAATCCATTTCCTAATCAAAGTAAAAATCCATTTACTTGGGATGATGTAGCTTTAATAATTGAGGTTTTAGCTGGATTAGGAGGAGGTAAAGCACCTGAAGATCAATTTAAGTGGACTAAAGAAAAAAAGAAAAAATTTATTACCTTAATAATGAAATGTGAAGGTAAAGACATAGATTTTAAAGAAACTAAAGAAATTAAAGATCGTCAAATACGTATAACAGACGTGGCCTTGGTGGCTAAAGAAGTATTAGGTATCAACATTAAAATAGACTTGTAATGTACAAATTATTTACTGATAAAAC